CCACCCTGAGTTGAGCTTGTAATCGTTACTACTTGAGCTACATTTGTTTCTTCGTCAGTTATTGTCATCGTTGTGTAATTCTCAAATCTGGGAATAAACGAAAAAGTCTGAGCTGATGTAGAAGGCGTTAATACTATCATAATTTTAAAACGATGAATTTCCAATATTGTTGTAAATAAAAAAGGGATGACCTAAGCCACCCCTTCAATTAAGCTATTAAAAAAGAACTATGAAGTAACGATTGTTGTAGTTGCTCCAAATACGGCCGTTGCATTTCCTACAAGTCCTGTTGCACCTGTTTCAGTATTTGCGTCCAAAAGGTTAGCTAAGATTTTCTCAGTACCTACAAACGTCAAAGTGTAACCAACTAGATCACCCATTGCAGTTCCGTTAGACACGTTAGCAGTAGTCAACTCCATTCCGTGTTCTAATCCTGCAAGGAAGAATTGGTTGTTACGTGTTTTGATCACTACGTTAGGACGTCCGTAAGAAAGCAATTTAACTGTCTTGTGTGTAGCAGCATCTTGTTTTTTCAATACTACTGATAAAGTTTGCTCAACAAATGATGTTCCGTTCTCACGTGATGTTGTGATAACTTGGTCAAATGTGTTCGTTCCTTTAAGTTGGTATTTGTAAAGAGATGTTACGTTAGCAATTGTGTCAATTGTATCTGTAGAAGCAGTATAAACTACGTCACTTGCTGCGTTGTAATCTCCGTAATTAATGAAGTAGATAGCGTCAATCCCACCTACTACGTCTTTGCAGACCTCAAGTCTACCTGTTGTTATATCGCACATATTTTGTTTTTTTTAGATTAAACAAAAAAGGGAAGGCACTTTACCTCCCCTTTCAATTATTGTCTGTTAATATTAGTTAGCAGCGTTTGTGATTCCGTAAGTAACTACGTCAGAAGCAAAACCGTATTTAGCATCTGCCGTGAAACGCATTACCACTCGGATATTTTGCGAACCGTCAATTTGAGCGAGGTCTAGGACAGACACTTCGTTCATATCATTCATCAATCCTGTAGCAAAGTACAAGTTAGATTTCTCAGCAAGTAAAGCTGTGTTAGAAGCTAATCCGTTAGCTAAGAAGATACGAACTCCGTCAAAGTACAAGTCATTCAATGTTTGGTTTGTTCCTTTGTTGTCATATCCGTTAGCACCTACTCCAGATGCAGCAAATCCACCCAAAGCACGTACATAAGCACGGTAAATGTTGTTAGAAACATAGATGCTTAAATCTTCTTTTCCGTAGATAGCAGCAGGACAAGCATCAACGATTTTACCTAACTCAGCAATAACGTTAGAAGCATTAACACCACCACCAACTGCAGCGATTTCTTGTGCAGCAGGTAAAGCAGCATCTGTAGTTAATTGTGTCATTAAACCTGCGAATTGACCTGCAGTTGCGTTAACTCCTGTCCAGATAGATGTTTCCATTGCAGCAGCAACTTTCTCAGCAGCGTGTGCTAATAAGAAGTCTGTGAAGTTTTTCGGCATTACTTCAAATGCAGAGTAACCCATAGAGATTGCTTCCCAATCAGAAACGAAATCTTTTTTACACAATTGTAAGTTAACTTGGAACTCCTCAGGTTGAAGAATTTTCTCAGTTAAAGTAATTGTAGATGTAGCATCAAAATCACAAGTAGCGTTTTTAACGATATCGTCAGTTGCTACTCTTTTGATTACTTGTTTGAATTTTACGTTAGGAACGATAGTGATACCACCTTTGTCCAATGTTGGTGCAGACAATAAAGCTGCTGCGATGTACTTACCTGCAAATTCTCCAGCGTAAGTAGTTGTAATTGATGTTGTAGTTGCCATTTTTTAAAAATGTTTGTTAGTTAATTATTTGTTTAATTTTTCAAAGATTGAATCGATAGTTGAACGACTTCTGTTTTTCTCAAAACGGAAAGGCTCTACTACATTCGTGTTTTCAGGATTAAAACTAATCGGTTTAGGCTCTTCTGAAAGTTCGGTTACCTCTTCTGTAACTTCGTCAACTTTAGAAAGCAATTCCAATTTAGCTTTCAATTCATTATTTTCTGTTTTTAATGCTTCGATTTCTGAAAAGAAAGTTTCTTTAACGATTGACTCGATAGTTTTCTTTGCAGTTGGTGCAGATGTAGCTTCAGCTTCTACTTCAACTTCTACTTCTGGTGCTTCTACTTCAGGAGCAACTTCTTCAACTACTGCTTCTTTGATCTCTGCAATAATTCCTTCTACTGCAACAACTAAGATCATTCCGCTTTCTAATTCGTATTCACCAATTGGTAAAGGAATTTTTTGCTCGTCTTCTGTTACGATGAAAACTTCGTTATCCATTTCAAATGCGTCTGCTTCTAGGATTGTAGTTCCATCGATTAACATCATTTGCTCTAATTTCACTTCCATTCCTAAAAGTGCTTTGATTTTGTTAATTGTGCTATTTTTCATTTTTCGTTTTTATTTAGATTGATAATAAGTTTTTGATAAGATTATCAATAGCTTGTATATTTTCTTTAACTTGGGTAATACCTGTTTCAACTTCTTTTTGAGGTGTAGTAATTCCTAAATCTTTTATTTGTTTTGTAAAACTCTGAAGTTTAGCAAGTAATTGTTTATTTAATTGCAAAGATGTTTGAGCAGGTTTTATTGCTGCTTTTGCCATTTCAATTGATTTAATAGCTCCTGAACTTGCAGTTATTAATTCTTTTTCAATTTCTTGCAAAGCTCCTAATGCAACCTTATGTGATGACAACTCTGTTACCTCGTTAATTGCTGATACTTTTTTAAATACTTCGTTTAATCCCATCTTTGCTTTTATTTTTAGAACGATTATTATTATATTTTTGTTGTATTTTTATCCGTTTTGACGTACTGTTGTTCTTACTCCTGAATCAACTGTTATCGTAACGCTTTCAGTTCCTGTAGTCATTCCTATTCCCTGTGCTTGTAAACTTCCATCACAACATTTGCTTGAGTATTTTCCGTTTTCACATAGACATCCTCTTCGACCACCTTTAGGGCTAGAGTAACTTGGTGTTTTAAATTTGCTCATCTTCTATAATTATTTGTTTGATTTTTTCAATTAATAAATCTTCTTCACTTAACATTGACATTTCTAACTTGTCAGCAAAGTAACCTTCGATTGAGAATCCTTTTACTTTACCTTCTTTTATGTCTTTCCAAACTTCATCGTTGTTTACCTTCATCGAGATCATCCAAGTTCCTTTTGGCAAATCAAAGCCATAAAATCGACTTTTATCCGTTTTACTATCGTCAATTATCCAACTTTCTACTACTGACATTCCTTTTAGTTTCTTGTCGTGTTCGTAGGTAGCGTTGTTTTGATTTGAGTTCATTAAGAATAACTCTGATGCTTGACGTACGGTGTCCTCAGAAAAGTAAATGTAGTATTCTTCTTTTGTCTTAGGATTAACTCGGTAGATTTGCTTGTTAGGAACTAATGCAGCTCCCATAATAATCTTTTTCTCAGCGTCTACTTCTTTGAGTTCTATTTCGTGTTTTGCTAGTGCGATAAAGTTCTCTTCAATAGCAGGTGAATGAACTACAGAAACTGCGTCAATTCCGCTGAGTGAATCCTTTTCGTCAATTACTAATTCAACTATTTTCATAACTTTCTAACGATTTTATTGTACTAATGTTGCATTTTCAATCCTGTTACGATCCAGTGCTTGGGCAGTTGTCATATCTCCAGAAACCACATAAGCCTTTGTTGGTTTTTGTTGAAGTTGTCCAAGTTGATTCAATCCTGAGTTTCCAACTACGTTAAAGTTTGGAGATATAACAGTGCCACCGCCACCTGCATCACTAGGAGGAGGACTATTGCCAGGAGGAGTTCCACCTTCAAATTTTTGTTGAGTTATTTTAGCTACGTTTGCTAAACCTGATGCAATTGCAATACCTGCTGCGATTGCTCCACGTACAGGCGAACTTGGATCAGGTAATGGCGTGAATTGTGATGCGTAAGCCGCAGTTGCACTTTGGTAAGTAGTTACTAACGCTGATGCAATATTTGCAGCCTTTTGTATCTTAAATGCTTGTTTTGCTGCTTTCTCGCTTTTCTTTCCGAATAGTTCTGTTATTTGTGCAATAGCACTTAATCCTGCTTTTGCTAATTCTACTTTTTTAGAATGTGCCGCTTCATCTATTTGAGCAGCTTTCGTTGCTTTACCTTGTAATATTAGTAATTCGTATTCAGCTGCTTCTTGTTGTATTCTTACAGTTTCATTAACGTGTCCTTGTAAAGTAAGTTCTGAATGCTTTAATAGCTGAGCTTTTTTATATTCTAATGCATCATAGCTTTCAAATTCTTTGTCGTTGTTTTCTTCTACCTTATCTACTTTGTCCGTAGTTTGCTCAACATATTTAGTTCCGCTATTAGTAAGTTTGTCTACGTTGTTTGCTGCGTTATTAGCAGCTGAACCATAAGCATTGAATCGTTTTTCTGCTTTAATTAATTCATCCTGTTCAAGTTTAATTTCTTTATTTTTAGCTGCTACTGCTGCTTTTGCTTCCCTAACTTTTTCAGCATAAAATGCAACCATGTTAGTATCCTGTGCATTAGTTTCATTTAAACCCTTTTGAGCTTTTTTCTGTGCTTCAATTAATGCAGGTAAATCTTTTTGAGCTTTAGTTATTTTTGATTGTATTTCATCTTGTTTTTCAAGATTCTTAACAATTAACTCTTCGTTTTTTTGTAATTGATATTTTGCTTTTTGGTATTCTAAGTAAGACGCTAATTCTTTGTTTAACGATTCTTGGAATTTAGTTTCGTCTTTAATGTTTTTTAAAGTAGTTCCGTATTGTCCGTTAATCTTTTTAATTAAGTCTGCACGTTCTTTACTTCCTTCGTTAGTGTTTTTAAGTCTAGATATTAAAGTTGCAAACTCACCTGATTCCTTAGCAATATTTTCACGTTGTTCTTTTGCTTGTTCTGAGATTACTTTTTGTTGCTCCGCTACTTTTTTAGATGCTCCAAACCAATCATCGTAATTAGAAATTATTAATCCAACAGCAGCAATAATCAATCCAATACCACCTACTAAAAACGCTTTACTTGCAGTAGTCATTGCACTAAATGTATTTTTAACAACTGCACCTAATTGAATAAATGAATCCTTTGCTTCTAATGCTCCTTGAATACCTTGAGAAAATGCCATTGCTGATTGAACTTTCAACAACGTTTTTTGTAGGTCTTCTGATTCAACTCCAATTAAACCTAATGCACCTTCAAACGCTTGGAATCCATCTAATGCTCCACCAATAGAACGTGTAAGAGAAGTGAATTTAGCGTCAGGATTAAAGGCATCGGTTAACGCTTTTGCATCTTGGATTCTATCTTTTAAATCTGCTGCTTTCTTAGCTGCTTCTGCTGCTGCTTGGGATGTTGCACCGAACTTATCGGATAAAGTTTGAACGTCTGCTTGAGCTTGTTTTAACTGACTTTTAAGACTTCCTAAGTTTGTCTGTAAATCTAATTCTATTACTTTCTTTTCAGCCATCAGTTAGTTTTTTTAAGTGCGTGTTTTCTTCTTTCTTGACGTGTCATTTTTCTAAAGGATGTCGTGTAAGCATACTTTCCTTTTGCGATGTCTATGTTCTCTGATATTCCGTAGAAGTTATCTATAGTAAGCATTGCGATTATGTTCTTTATCATCTTTGTATTATGTTTATTGTTCGTGTTTCTGTAACTCCTGAGTTCAATATATATCTAACGTTCAAATCGTACACCGTGCCTGATGCTCCTGCAGGAATTGTAACTGTGACAAATTGAGGTGCAAATATCTCACTAGGTGTGATTGTAACATCTGTATCTGTGCAAGTTATTAAAGCTGAGTAAGTATCGTTTACAAAGTCAATTGCTAATTCAATATCTCCTCCATCTACTCCTACGTTTGGTATCTGTGTAGCATTTACCATCGGTCTGAAGTCTAGGATCAATTGGAAGTTTACTTCGCCTGTAGTCAGATTAGACTGCATCGAGTTGATGATGTATCGTTTATCTCTGATCACCAATCTATCGTTTAAACGTAGTCCTGTCAAAAGCCCGATAGGTAGAATCGTTTTAACGCTGATCAATCTCTGCTTTAAATTGTAAAGATTGTACAGGTAAGAAAAATAATACGTACCGAATAAAGTTTGTTGCACTGGAACATTAAGAATCGTGGAAATATCAGGAGCAAAGTTTAAAGTGTAGTCAGTTAAGTTCGTGTAAAGATCTTGCCCGAATGGCGTGTAGTTTGTTATGTTAGTTGTCGTGCTTCCGTTGTTAAAGTGAAAGTCTACGTCTTTATTGTCGTATTGATAAAGTAGAATAGGTTTAGGAACATATGGAGCAAACTCGTTGTTAAGTGAGTAACCTACTTGCAAATTAGTTCCTGTGAATTTTGTCTGTAACAAGTTCTCGAAAGGTACATCTAAGGTAAACTCATCTCCATCGTAAGAATACTGATAAGAAGTATCTCCATACTCACGCATAAATAACTGACTAAATTGCTTGTTTAAGAATGATTCCGAGTTTTGATATTTCATCGTTATCTTCTTGTAGAGCTTCATCTTGTCTACGTCAATAGTATCTACGTCTGTGAATTGTGATATGTCTACAATCGCACCTGCTGAATACCAATCGTCTAATGGTTCGAGTTGGTACGTGTTTTCAGAAGTAGCGTAACACGTTAAATTGAAAATCTTACAAATCCCACTAAAGAAGTCGCTTACTTTCATCGTAGGCGACATAGATGCCAAGTCCGTGTTTAAGACAATCACTTGTGATGCATTCGTACACGTCGCAGATTCTGAAACTATCGCAAGTCCTGAAAGATATTGCACTGAATATTTGATTGTTGTGCCAAGTGTCATCGCAGTAGCACCACGCAATTTGAACTGATATGTGATATCAATACCTGAAGTCTGATTGAAGAAGTCAGCAGTATAAGTTCCTGTTCCGTTTCCTACGAGCGTAGTAAATAAGTTTCCATTTTGGTAAACATCAATGTAGTAATCATTTCCTGTTGATGCAGACGTTACATTGAACTCAATTAAGTGACTTAGAACTCCCGACAATTCAATTACGTTTAACGTGTCTAAAGTTGTGTCAAATCTCGTCGTTAAATCATAAAGTCCTGTTGGCGTAGTAACTGACTGCATATTAACTAAATATGATTCAGATAATACTTGCATTTCGTTCTTGTTTTTGTACCACAAAAATAGCTTTGTAAATCTCTCATCATTTAGAAAGTTTCCATTAAACGTAACTCCGTATTTCGATGCGATTTGCTGAAATATGTTTTTAACTCTTACTGCAGGAAATAGCTCATTGTAGTGAATGTGTCCTGCGTTTTTTTGTATGTCATTAGCAGAAGCAGTTGGTATTGTCAACCAACTTGGAGTAATTGTCGTAGGTGTTTGACCTGTCCACGTCCAAATTCTTTTAGAACTGATTAAAGGATATTTTACATTGTAAGCATTTGTTCCGTCAATGATTCTTGCTCTTACTTCTGTTCCGTTGTAAAGATGATTTACAGGTGTGTAATCTAAATCTGATAACAAGTCCTCTCCAAAGTAATCTAGTAAAGTTTTACCATCACCAAAGAAACTAAGTGTATAGCTTTCTGCTGCTCCGTTTTTTAGTTGTGCCTTTTCAATTTGCATTTTACCTCTGCGAAAGAAAGTTAAGTCTATCTCAATAAAAGCGTTTCTACGAATGTTGTGGTCAATTGTCGCATCCACATCACTCTGATAAAAGTGTTGTAAGATAGCATTGTTGTATGGCGAAGCAGGAACGGTAAAACTCTGGGAAAAGTCCGTGTAAGTCTTTGATATGTCTGCTACATTTTGTTGCGTGGATGTTACCTGAATCTGCTCATCGTTGAACAGTTCGAGTCTTTGCCCTTCGATGTATACTTGTACCTTTCTATTCATTACACTACTGAGTTAATTGTGTCGTAAGCGTATTCAAAGTCTAGTTGGTAGTTAATCATATGTGTGTTGATGCTTTTGAAAAGCTCTGTTGATTTCGTGTTTATCTTCACAGGTGATTTGTCTAGTAAGATTCTTTCGCTTAACATCAGTTGTTTAATGACTTCAGAATAGCTTTCGTTTACCCAATCCGTGTTTACCTTGACTTGTTCTTTTGCGTTTGTGTTAAATACTTTTCTTTGACCTTCCTGAATATCGTAACTAGGATAAGTTGCAGGCATTAAATTGTACTCCGTGTTTTCAACGTTGATTGCTCGGTTACTTGCTTTAAAGAACCACTCAGTTTGCCAAGCACCGTATTTGTTTACAAAGTCGCATCTAATCGGTGTGTATTTACATTCTGCTTTTGGTTGGAAGGTTGCAGTCCATACCGTGCTTCCTGCATTTATGATTTCTACCTTGTTTCCTGCACTTAAATACGTTGAGTATACTCTAGGGTAGTCTTGTACGTTTAATGCTCCTAGAGACGAAGTATTGTTAGCTCCTGTAACTAGGTTCGTGTATTTGATTGTATCTCCTGAAATGTTTTCGATTGTCAAATGTCCGTAGTTTCCTGATCCGTCAAGATAGTAGTTGTACGTTCCTGCATCTAAATGGATTCTAGATAAATTAGGATTTGCTCCGTCCGTGTAATTTCCGTACCCTTCGTAAGCTCTGTAAGTTAATGTTGATCCAAATTGAACGAATCCACCTGTAGTTTTCTTGAATGTCTTGATTCCTATCCAGCACCATTGAGCAGAAGGAGTAGGTGCGTTACTTGTCGTGATTGCTTGTAATGCGTTGTGATTGATAAACTCCCTGATGTAAGGAGATAAGTCGTAGTAAGTCGCAGGTGAACTTGACGAAGGTATTTGTTTGCTTAGTGTGTAAGCAGGTGATGCAGGCATTGGAGTCGTGTTTCCATTCCAAAGAAAGATCTGGATCATTGAAGCAGTTTGTCCTGTTTCGTTGATTGTTAGAATGTAAGGTGAACGTGCGAAAATTGCCATCTATTTTTGATTTGGAAATACTGTGTTATTAAATAATTTTATTGCGTCTAATCCGAATGCTTCTACTAGGTCATTAGGTAAACGCTTGATTGCTTTTTCAAATGGTTTCGTAAAGAACAAACTAGGTTTGATTCCGTTGTAATATACTGAACGAGCAATGGCAAACGATAAAGACTTTCTGCTTTTAAACTTTCCTTTTTCTCTTGGTGCTAATCCTTTTCTTACAACCCACTTGTCAAATGCTTTTGCAGGTGGCATTTTGTTCGTGTATTTGTAGTCCGTGTTGTACTTCTTTTTAATACCTGAAACTCCTTTGTCCTGATAGATTCCGTACTCATCCATTGAGAAGTCCATCTCGAATGAATTAGGATTAGCCTTTACATTACCTTTAATAGAGTT